TGTGTCCATGAAAACATTTGAATAATCAATGTGAATAGTTGATTTAATCCTAATTTTATATGGAATTTGGATTTGACTAATCCATACATTTTTTGGTCAATTGCCGAAATGATTTCGATAAAGTTATACATTAATTTCAAAAACTTGTTCATGTCATTAACACGTTTTTGTTTGAATTCCCCATAGAGAGTTTGATAGACTTTGAAAATCACATCCATTCCGACAATAGAACTGGTCTCGGAATCGTCTTTTTCTTTCATTTCGGAAGGACAGAGTTCAGTAATCGAAGGAAATTGTTTATATAACCATATTTGCATTCCAAATAAGACATTATAGGTAGATAGGGAATCGGTTGGCATAGAAATTTCCAGAATTTCGTTTTCGTTACATTCTAAAATATAATCGCAAATATAGTGATGGATTGCTTGAAAATAATGAAGTTCATGTGATGAATATGTTGTGAGAGATGCGACGGCTTTGATAATTTCCTGTGAAGTTAATCGGACACCGGTTGTATTGACTTTGTTATAGATATCCACGATTTGTTCTTCATTCATATTATTGAAAATTACGATTAACATTTTGATATTGTCGAATTTCGTCTCTCGAATTGTTTTATGAATTTGTTTATACAATTGTTCGATAGTACCTTGTCTATCATTTCTATTGTCGGATTTATACCATTCAAATGCGTCGAATCCGGATGGTAATTGTTCCATCGAACTACAGATTTCGTTTAGACTGGTTTTCTCTAATATGTCATCATAGGACATATTCAAGATAATATTTGTGATTTCTTCTGGGTATTCTGAACGAAGTTTGATTTCGAATCCATCGAAAAATACAATGGGTCGTTGAAAGAATGATACGATAGAATTGGTACGATTGTTTCCATCGATAATACTGAATAATTCAATAGCATTTGCGATTGTTTTATCCATTAAGAGAGGAATAATAATATTTTGTAGTTGGATAGTGAATTGAATGAATTCTTTTTGTTTATTGGTAGACCATCGTTTCTTGCGTTGAATGGGTGGTTTGCCGAGTTGATTATTTTTATAAAATCGATAGAATTCGTATAAGGTGATGGTGCGTTGTTCAATTGAATATTGATTTGTCATGGTGTTTCAAATTTAATGGTTCTTAGAATCATGAAATCGTTTGTAATCAATTTTTAGACCTTTGTAGTTAGAGGTTTCTACATAATCGTACATTGGCATTTTTTCTTTTCTGGAAAGTTATTCTCTATAATCATTGCTACATCTTGAATACTACAAGATTGTTTTTCAGAGTGTTCAGAGTTTTCGGGTTCTTTGATTTCTTTATTGTTTTGGGGGTTTTCGACAATGGTTTCGCAAGGGTTTTCGACAATGGTTTCGCAAGGGTTTTCGAGCGGGTTTTCGCCAAGGTTTTCGCAAGGGTTTTCGACCGGGTTTTCGCCAAGGTTTTCGCAAGGGTTTTCGACCGGGTTTTCGCAAGGGTTTTCGCCAAGGTTTTCGCAAGGGTTTTCGCCAAGGTTTTCGCCAAGGTTTTCGCCAAGGTTTTCGCCAAGGTTTTCGACCGGGTTTTCACAAGGGTTTTCACAAGGTTCCACAATCGATTCCACAGTAGGTATTCGAATCATATAATTAGCGAGAGACATTTCTTCTCTTTCACGACAATCATGTTCATTCATAATTTTAAATATTTCAGCAGTCGACATTTTCAGTAAAAACTAATATATAATGAAATGCGTATTGTTTCTATATAATCTAAATATGAAATTTTACGAGACACATTTCGAAGATTATTTGAATTCATTACAAAAATATAATTTACACCCAGAATTACAACCTTTTATCGACCGTTTCCCAGATACAATTGATAAATTCGCAAATTTGATTATTACAGGTCCGTCTGGAGTTGGAAAATATACACAGGCTCTTTCTATTCTTAAAAAATATAGTCAAAGCAAATTAAAATATCAAAAGAAAATCACTCTTCAACATGAAAAATATACATATCAATACCATATTAGTGATATTCATTATGAAATCGATATGTCATTATTAGGATGTAATTCAAAAATAATATGGCATGATATTGTCCAACAAATTGTCGATATTGTTTCCGTAAAACCGGACAAGCATGGAATTATTCTCTGCAAGAATTTTCATTTAATCCATACAGAATTATTAGACATATTTTATAGTTATATTCAAGAATACAATCATAGTTATTCGGATATTCAATTGAAATACATAATTCTGACAGAACATGTGAGTTTTTTGCCAAATAATATATTGAATTCATGTGAAATTTTACGTGTCAAACGTCCAGATAAACAACAATATATAGAAATGTCAGAGAAAAACGCAGCAATTCGGCATCGTTCTTATGAAAATGATTTCAAAGGTGACGTCAAAGGCGATATTACAGTAGCCTATGAAGACAAATTTGCCAATGAAATCGCAAATTACAAGAATCGACGTTTACATATCGAAAATGTAGAGAATATTATCGCAAATTTAGATGATGATAATCCTGGAATATTAAATTTGAAAGAAATTAATAGTTATTCTCGAATTCCTATTGGAAAAGAACATCGAATGCCGGATGATAATTTCAATATCATATGTGACACGATTATTAAACAAATATTGGAACCGGATAAAATAACTTATACGAGTTTCAGAGATGCTTTATATGATATGTTTATTTATAATTTAGACATTATTGAATGTGTTTGTTATATTTTATTTCAACTTATTTTAAATGGACATTTATCGAGAGCAGAATCAATCACGCGAATTACGGGGAAAATGTATAACTTTTTGAAATATTTTAATAATAATTACAGGCCAATATATCATTTAGAATATATTATGTATTCGATTCAAAGAGAAATATTCCTATAAAATATAAAATGTCGCGTCGTAAAACTTGCCGTAAACCTTGCCGTAAACCTTGCCGAAAAACTTGTCGCAAACCTTGCCGAAAATCTTGCCGAAAATCTTATAAAAACCGTCATATTATGAAAGGAGGCTGAGGGTTTGCGAAACATACAAACACAGTAGTTTAGGGAGATAAATAACAAATTTCTATTATTCTTAGGACATGACGTGAACCATTTACAAAGGTTCACTGATACATAAGAATATATCCATAATAATATAATATAATATTATTATGTCAGTATTTGATTTATCCGGCATTTTTACTTTACAAAGGCAATATTTGGTTGATATATCCAATTCAGGGATTGGTCAAGAATCGAGCACTATTCCCACGATTAATAGCAATCTTCAAACTATAATTGACAAGTTAGGCACCTCATTAGGTTCCGCAAATCAAGCAGTTACACAACAAGACCGTGTGATTGAAATTTTAAATAGAGAGAACAACCGTTTGGTAAGCCGAAAACAACTCATCGACCAAGCATCAGAAACCCAAGACCATATTAATCAATTGAATGATAGTGCGAGAAAACGGTTTAGCGCTTATAATAGTATTCTAATAGTATTAATCATTACATTTGGACTTTATTATTTATTGTCAAGTTTATATAGTTATGGAATTTCTTCGATGTTGCTAGACTCATTAATTGTCATTGTATTTGCTGTTGGAATTATTATTTCTCTCTACTATTATGCGGATATAAGTACAAGAGATAATATGGATTTTGACCGTATTCAATTGCCTGACCCACAACCAAAAACATTAGAACAACAACGTCAAGACGCACAAAAAGCATATGCTAGTGGTAATTTAATGGGTGGAACAGGAAATCAATGTGTTGGCTCTCAATGTTGTCCAAGTGGCTCGATTTTTAGTGTGACCCTTAACAAATGTGTTGTTGATATCCCATGCACAGGTGCTAAGGTTAAATTTTGGACAGGTGCTGATTTAAGTTGTTCTACATTACCGACTGATGGAACTTATAATGAGAACGCATTTACAATTACTTGTCCAAGTGGAAAAACATATAAACACGCAACTGGAACCTGTGACCCCGAAACATTTACAACACTTGACCAATCAAATGGTGTAAAAGCGATGGAACCGTTTGAATATGAAGATTATGCTCCGTATCGAAGAATAAAATGAAATTATTGATTTATTGATTTATTTCCAATCTAATTTTCTCGAACCATCTTCACATTCCATCTTTTCCAATATATTATTGCATCCAAGAGCCAAATTACTAAAGAATATACAAGTCTGAGAGGACGCATTACAACATCCTTGACCAATATTCAAAACGCATGCCCAAGAGGATATGCAACAAAAACAGCAATATTTGGTTTTTTTACCGACGATACAACGTTCAAAACGCGAAGAATCCATACGTTGCATGGCTTCCGCTAAATTCGGTGGCGTAGTTAATCCAGAGATTCCAACTTCAGTATCTACTTCAGACATTTTTTATAATTGGCATAGATTATATTTCTCTATAATGGGCGAAATATAAATTCATTCTTATTGACTTGTATACACGCCGGATTACTATCATGTCGTGATATCCAAAATGTATATGCCGTATCGATTTGTTCAGCATCAAACCCGATGCAATATTGAATACCAATATTACAGAAATGAAATACTTCTGAATGTTGAATCGGTTTCATATTAGAATCAAACATGACTAATAAATGATAATATTCCAATGTTTTCGCGACCGTTGGATGTTCACAATAATGGACAACGGCAATAAACGCATTCTGAAATGGGTCATACACTGGTATGGATGAACCTCTTATTTTTCTAAAAAACGAATTCCCCAAATCAATCGATTCTTGAATTTCTAATTGTTGTGTTTTCCAATTTACACAACCGATTTGATAAGGATTCCATTGATAAATAAAACGCGGATATTCCCATGGTGATTCGATAGGTATCCAATTTTTCTCACATGCGGTATCCTGTGGTGGGTTCAAAATAATACCGGATTCAAACATTTTCATATCGGCATTATAATCACCTACCATAATACGTAATTTGCCAGTCGAAGAGTGTGATTTATTCGTACATACATATTTCATATTTCCTTGAATATCATTAAATATTCTTACATCTTCATATCCATCAATCGAACGATCATAGAGAGGTAAATCATGAATTAATAATCCATCCCAAACTTCATCGGATGTTTCTATTTTTGAAAAATCGTGGTTCAATACGGAAACAACATTCTTTGTAATTAAATGACCTTGTGGATGATGAATGATATATCGACCATATTCATCTAATTTATAATTAATATATCGTGTATTCAATATGGGATTACCTTTGCCGTAAGATTGGACACAAAATGATGATGATGATGGCGAAAATCCGTCAATGGTAGGCAACGAATATTCGAATAATTTGGCATTTGGTGTATCCATTAATTTCACAGAATAAAGATGGGATGGAATATATAAAATCGAATCATCGTGGTCGGCATGATACCAAGTGATTTTCCATAGAGCATGAGTTTCTAGCCATGCCCAGAAATTCACCTCCCATGGTAACACATTATAAACTTGCATAAATGGAATAAAATGGGATTTATAATGAGAAAATAATTCTTGAAAACGCGCTTGATGACCGAGTAAAAATCCGCCACAGAATCGCCAATTGATATGATTTGCGATTCTATCCTGTCCTTGGTCTTTATCCCAACACCCGGGATTTGCTAAGAAATTCGTATTCCATGGCATTTGCGCAATAGAACGCATATAGGCTGAACTGTGGGATTTCTTTTTGAAGATATGACAAAGATTAAAATCAATCCAAGAGAAATAATCAGTGGCAAATGGATTTTCATCAATCGCCATAGTCATAAATTCAACTTTCATATTCATCAATGTCAAAAAAAGATGCGTATCTTTTACTATATTTCTGTCGGATGGAAGTTCATTTCGCCAAGGAAAACAGGCTTTATACATCCAAGTATCTTCATAATTGACTACACGCAAGAGAACATTTGGATAACCAGCGAATTGGGTTTGGAATTCTTGATGTATATCTTCACTTATATAGAGAATAATAGGTACATCTTGTTTTGCTATATGAATAAAATTATCGAATCTCCAATGATGTGTTTTATGGGGTTCTTTACAGTGAATATTGATAAAACATGAAACATAGGTTAATGTAAATGGATGGGACATAACAATATATTATTTTATATAAAGGTTAGTTTTATAAATAATTATACGAGAGATATGACAACTGAAACTATGTCAATTACAAAGGCGCTTGTTGAACTAAAAACATTGGACAAGAGAATCAATAAATTGATAGAGGAAAGTGTTTTTATCACGTACAAGACTAAAACTAAAAATTATCAATTGCATGAGGAAGATTTTCGCAAACTTACGATTGCTAATTATCAATCCTTGAACTCCCTGATTCAAAGACGTGACCTAATAAAAAATGGAATTATTACTTCCAATGCGCAAACGGTTGTTGAAATTGCCGATATGAAGATGACCGTGGCCCATGTGATTGAATATAAAAAAACAATCGAATATAAGCAATCGATTATGGAAAAAATGCGTGGTCAAAGAAGAATTGTGATTGCGGATGCTGAAGCCCATAAAGTTCGCGTACAAGCAAAAATCGATGAGAATATTCGAATTATATGTGGAAAAGATACTAAACCTGACGCAAATGCTATCCAAATTATTACAGATGGAATTACAAAAGGTGATCCTATTGAAATATTTGACCCATTGTTATCTGAAAAGGAAATTACTCATCTTATTGATTCTATCGAAGAATTCAAGAAAAATATTGATGTAGTTTTGGCAGAATCAAACGCACGAACTGTGATTTCTCTATAAACCGGAAAATAAAATATAAAGAAATTGCGCAATAATGGAATACCTATCCAATACAACGAAACTCTTTTCATATATGTCACCGCTATTCATTCTCGGTTAATGAATGATAATGATAAATGATAAAGTTATTACCCAAATATGGAAAAACAAATGACATGAAAAATCAACATACAGTCCTCATGAATTTTCAATCATTATTCTTTTCAATTATTATTACATTTATATTATCAATATTCATGACAATTACTAAAAAATGATGCCAAATAGGTTATATTTCTAGTGATTGCGTTTAAATTTCGATAAAATCCGTGATAAAGGTTTTATGCCATTTTGACATATTGGCGATGGGATACCTCACGGCTGTTGTATTGGATAGGACAAAAACAACAAAATTATTTTGTTGTTTTTATATCCGCATTTTTCATTATTATTTAATTTAAGATATTTCCATCATTGATAAACGCATATACATATTCGTCTTGAGTTCGGTCTGACAGCGTGAAACCATTAAGTCCCAACATAATTGCGTATTCTGTGTCAATTGAGTCCATCACGTCTTGCCAGTTTAAGTTTTCAATAGTGATCTTTTTGAGTTTCGCTTCAAGCTTAGAAATTGTATTACCGATGAATTCGGTAGTATACGTTTGTTCGCTGATGCCCGAGTCAACTTCGTGGACAGCATCATTCAATTCTTGCATTAAGTGGTTGTTTCTTATTAATAATTGGTCTATCTTCTCCACCACATTCGCGCGCCTAATGTAGTAGTTCTTTATATAATCAAACAGGTCTTCGTCAATATTAGCCTTCAGCTGTTCAGGGATAGAAGTGTAAGTATATTGGTCGCAATTCATTCTTATAGATTGTATATGTAAAAACTTATACAAAACACAAATCAATTTTACAAAAAACAACATATTATTCATTGATGCCTCTTGGACGTGTATTTACAGAAAATCGTGTTCTATCCGCATTTTTCATTGTGTTTTTAACATCGACAGGAATGCTGGTAACAATTGGACTTGTCGTTTCAAACAATCGGTTATATTTCTGTTCAACGGGTCGAGAGATAATATAAGTATTGTATAAATCACTATTTTTCGATGGAATATAACCTTGAACATCTAAAGAGGTTAATTTATCCACGCGATTCTGAAGCGAGGTTTCAACATCCACATTTTTCGCATAGGTTCGCCATGGTCCGGCTCTCGTTGCTGGATTAAAATTCATTTGTACATTATGGTCAATATAAGGTTGTATATTCACTTTCGGTACTGGATTACTATTAAAAGCATCGACAGGCATTACATATTCAGGTCGACGAACATGAGAGATTGTGGTTGGTTCGGCATTCATAATCGTGTCGGATTTTTTTACACTCGCTAAACGAATGCCAACACTTGTATTGTATTTTGTGGAAACGGGTCTTTCACTAAATGCGGGTTCTAATGGGATATCGGGAAACTGACGACTTTGAATACGATTATTTAATTCATCGACACGGTCAAATTGGCCTACAATAGCATCTCTTACAATACCATAAATTGGTTGATTTGAATTTGAATATTCACAAGGCATTAATGTTAAGAGAGAGATTATTTTTGACGTGTCAATGCAATTGCGTCCGGGTTTTTTCCTAGTATTTCTTTGAATTTTTGGGTGTCTAATCCTCGTTTCGGGTCTAGATTTAGGTCAATTGCTTGAGGAGGCAAATTTTCCGGATTCATTATTTCTGGTTTTCCTACCTCTAAACCTTCCCATAATTGTTGAATTTGCATTTCCCCCAAAAACAATGAAATCAAAATCACAGCAATCAACATGAGAATCGAATATAGTTTCGTTTTTGATATTTTAAACATTTTGTTATATATCATACTTTAGAAATAATATCAGGCGATGACGTATTAATATTTTTCTTTATATATTTATATGAAAACCAAAAAGAATAGATTTTATTCACAAGATGATATTGGCATTCAACGACTAAATGCTATGAACACCAATAGAATACTCAGATCAGAAGATCAAATAAAACTCGAAGAGTATATAAAAGAATCACATACAAAATATGAAAATGAGAACAGTAAGATGCATAAAATTACTGATTCTAATCAATTGATAAACGGCAATTTGTACGCGATTGAGTTTAAAGAGAATGACGATATTGAATATTTTGGAAAAAAATGTATTGGGTTATTTCACAAAATTTTACGTGGTAGGTTAATGTTTAAAGCAATATATTGCTTTCAAAAAGACCCGATGATTACAATAAAAGAAACACCGTTGACGCCAATTGAAGCCAATAAATATACCATATATAAATTATCTGACACTCGTTTTCTTGTCAACCAGGCTGATAATCTTGTCAACCAGGCTAGAAAAGCTATGATGAACCAAATTTTGAGTCAATTGATACCTTACAATAAAGAATATATGGACATGTATCCTGATAGAAAAGAAAACATATTGGATAAACTGTCGTACCGGTTTTTTGATACGCAGAGATATACTTCCAAGTCAAAAGGTGGATATTCTAAACGTAATCGACGTAATAAATCAAAGAAAAATAAATCCAATAAAAACCATAAACTAAAAATTGAGAGCAACAATGTTTAAATATAAAAAGAACAACTAAACAACAAATATGATTCAGACAAATACACAAACACAATTTCAATATGTGTTTAATTCATACAATCCACGATTATACTGTTCATTAATCCAAATATTACAAAAACAATTCCATATGAAAAATGAACAAGAAACAAAACTCTTTTATATCATGAAAAAAAAGATGACAAACATGGCAAAATCCGGCTCAACGGATAACGAAATTTATCAATATATACATGATTTCTTGAATCAATATATATACCCATTACGTCCCTCTCACGGTCCAAATCATCATAATCATGGACGTTCTATAAGTCGTGTCGGAGAAATCAAAGATTTAATCTCTTATTCTGGCTTTCTAAAAACAAATAATACAGTCTATCTCGATTTCGGATGTAATAATGGCGCAATCACCACGGAAATATGCAAAGAATTATTTGATGGCTGTCAATGTTATGGTGCCGATATTTTACCTGTCCCGGAAGTTGAATCTCCTTATTATAACTATATCAAAATCGACACCGAAATCCCATTGCCAGACAACAGTGTAGATATTATTACATGCTTGATGGTATTACATCACGTTGATGATGCTGTCAAATATATTAGAGAGATTTCAAGAGTTTTAAAACCAGGAGGAATCATTATTATGAAAGAACATGATATTGATGGAGAATGCGATACTGATGGACAAATATTTTTAGATATATTACACGGATTATATACGGTGTCATGGGCGACTTATGGAAATCAAGAAAATCCGGAACATTGTTTGAATTATTATGCTAGGTATCGTAAAAAAGAACAATGGACACAATTGTTAAAAGAATTTGGAGAGATTGATAGAATTGGAAATCCATATTTAGACCGTTATTATTATATGTCAGATATTCGTCGTTATTATGAATCCGGTAAATTCATAAGAAATGTAATTCATTCCTATTGGTATGTAGGAATTAGGTCAAAATAAAGGGTGAATATTATTATTGCCGTGCTACAAAAATCGCCCCAACAACAATAGTTGCCAATGTTAATGTGGCTAACATATACATATTATTCTCTTCAACCATATAAATATTTAAATCATCCATCATTGCTTTTTCTTTACTAACATCTCTATAAACATTGGTTCCATTTGTATTTTGTTGTCCTTGATATAAACTATTGATAAAATGATAGGTTCCATCATGTCCAGACATATAATGATAGTTTTTACTTATGTCCGTAACAAGATTCGTGATAGTTCCATGATTTGTATTAATTTTATTTTGTATATCAACATACTGATTTAACTTTTGTTTATTTTCGTCAATATATGCTACAGTCTCTCGCAGGGTGAATCCTTCATATAATGAAAATGGTTCTGATGTAATCATTCCAGTTTCTACCGGTTTGTTATTATTATTAGGTCCGACAGGTTTTGTACCGGATTTCCCAAATGTTTGTTGTTCGAGAGCCTGTTTTGTATAATTTACTATCGGAATACCCATGATGCCAGGTTTCGACTTCGAATTTAATGGGTTTCCTGATATTGCGTAACCATTTTTATTTGCGTAACCATTTGCGTCATAAGGCAAATTATCAAATCCAGGCTCTCCAGCAATATTAATTCTACGATTTTTTATTTTTAATACGGAAGAGCCATATTTTTTCGGATCTGGATTTATACTTGAAAATTCTAAAGGGGTTCCATTTGACAATACACATTTATCCCCACTTCCTGAAATTCCAGTAACACGATAAAAATAATCACAGTTTCCAGCAGCAGTACATTGTGTATGACAATCATTGTTTTTACTAAAATCAGTTATTGTATATCCACCATTGGACAAAGGATACATGCCGGGATATTCAGTATAATTATATTTCGAATCACCGACTTGCAATTCATCAGGAACGGGTCTTAGAACAGATGCGATTGAATCCCCATAATATAATTTTCCTGCTCTTGGGTCTGTTTTCACCTCCCACACCGCATAATTATTTTTATCGGTTGATATAATTCCATTGTTTGTGATTTTCGTTCCACCTTTCATAATCAGTTTTCCATTTTTATCAAAATATAGTTTAAACGCACCATCGGATGAATATAAAGTTTGACCTTGAACCAATCGCTGTTGTATATTATCTCGTTTTAATGTATACATTTGTGTTATCGATTGACTCGGATTCATCTTCATATCATTGACCCAACTTTCAACCGGAATAAATGTTTTTGGATTTGTTCCAGTATTATAAAAAGATTCATTCAAATATTGCAATTCCATTTTTCCAGTATTGACTCTCAATCGTTTTTTGTTTTGCGTTTTACTTGAAACAGGGTCAATTTGTAAATTGAAATATAGACGTTTGTAAGGAAATTTGGGTATTAATTCTTTCAATACATTTCCAGTACTTGAATAAATTGCCAAATCACCATCTGGAGAGATTTCCAAATAATTACCAGAATCACCTCCCGCATCAATTGTAAATAATTCAACTATTTTCGTATTTGTATTATTTCGACTATCTTCATCGGTTTGTCCATATTGACTTATATCTCCTTGAAAACTATAACATTGGAATAATCCTTTTTTAGTATCATCCGGTGTATTCTCTACTAAACTCACATATGTTGAACCGGCAGATACTGTATCTGTCCATACTATTTTCGATGCGTTTTCTATTGAAAACGGTAAGTTTACCGACGAATTTGTAAAATTATAGATAATTCGAAATGGCACGTATACATTTGGAAATGCTACATTATAGTAAACATTCTTCTCTTTCGAAAAATTAACATTTTCAGTTTTATAGGCAGATACCGCAACATCTCCCAACCATCCATAGATTGTTGTAGTTGTGGATGGGATTTTTATGTTGAATGTAGAATTACCGCTACTTTTTGGTTGAAAATATCCGAAAATCATTGCGGTACCGATGGTTGGAACGTCTATGTTATCAGTCATTGTGCCGGAAGGGTCAATCAACACGATTTTTTCAGTGGCGGGTGTCGATAAACCTGCTAAATTTCCATTGAAATCATTGTTGAATATTTGTATTTTGTATGCGTTTTCAGTGATATTTGAGGGGGCTACTAAATTACTGGTTTTCGAAGATGAATATATTGCGTTCATTAAGCATATATCTGGTCTTTGTAATTGTGTTCCAATACGTTTCATAGGATTATTAGAATCATTAAATGAATAAGTGCCTATAGATTTTGCACTCATAGAACTAGGGTTTAATGGAAAATAAACATTGGAATATCCGGCTAAATTATTATTAGGGTCTGTTATTGTATCAATAGTTTTTGCTAATTTGCCGATTTTATTTTGATTCAAGGTTTTAATTTTTTTGTTAGTATCGGATACACTATTTATATCGCCCATGGTGGTTTTGATGTATTGAATATTTTTTTGGTGTTGTTGTTGTTGTGCCATACAAAATGCCACGACAATATTTTTTCAATAATAGTTCTTTTTTATCTCTCTCGCTATTATTCGGATTTGATTGCTTCTTGGAATAAAAGATTGAGTGCGTTTACATCAGCACCTGTAACCACCATATCAGGTATATAACTAATGTTTCCTCGTTTGAATAACATAGTTACTGGAATGCCACCACCTGATTGACGTTTTGATTTAAAGGTCGCATATAATTCAAATGAAACATCAATATCCTCGGTTAATACTAAAACATTTTCAGGAACTTGTTTTCTCCATTGTTCGATGTATGGCTCGATTTTTCTACAAGGATTACACCATTCCGCACCGAATTTAATTACTACTGCCCCCTTATTATTCTTTAAAATCTCTTCGAATTCCGTTTTGGTAAGTTCTTGTTCACCAGAACGAAGTTGTGTACGAGCGCCATCAGGACGTGAAGGAGTAAACATTAATCCGCGATTCATTCTTATAATATTTTATATAATAAATATTATATAGTTCTAAACTCATTCAACCAATCATGAATTCTTATTTCTTATTTTTAAATGATAAAGAACATGAAGGCAAATTAAACATAGACGATTTATATGAGAAACAACAGAAAAAAGACCAAAAACAATTATCAATATTTAACAAATTACTAAATCGAATACATCAGAAAATCAAACTCACCTCTCGAAGTATTAAAAATGACCGATATATTTGGTATCATGTTCCTGAATATATATTTGGAGAGCCTGTTTATGACCAGGGAGAATGTATCGCTTATTTAGTCAATCAATTGGAAGAGAATGGATTTAATATTCGATATATTCATCCAAATACATTATTTATTTCTTGGGCACATTATGTTCCTGGATATGTAAGAAGTGAAGTGAGAAAAAAGATGGGATTGGTTTTAGATGAACGTGGAAACATTGTGGAGAGATTAGAAGAGAATAAAGAAGAGGATTTGAATGAGAGAATGTTTAAGAAAGATGAACCAGCGAAAAAAGATGGAAAAGAATTTACACCCATACAAAATTATAAACCAACAGGACAATTTATGTATGACAGAGAATTTTTAGAGAAAATCGAAAACAAAACAAATGGTGGCGGAGGAGGTGGTGGCGGTGGAAACCAGGATAAGAATTCTAAACATGTGCGATTCTAAACATGTGCGATTCTGAATAAAACATATTTATTCTTATTCAATCTCTCGGTATTTTCTTTTATGTCCACTTAATTTGTCTCGGTTTTCTGGATAATATTTGGGGATATATTGGGTTTGCGATTGCGGTTGCGATTGCTGTTGTTTTTCTAACAATTCATAGATTCTTTCAGTATAAAATGTCTCCATATTTGCGCATAAACGACGTACCTCAGCCGGCGATAATGTAAAATCTTTCAATGATGAATAATCAAGATGGACTCCGTTTTGAGTAAATGCGTAATAATTAGTGTTCATATTCATAATTATGCGTATTATGTATTGATAAAAAATAAAATAATTTTATATCAATTTTTATTATGACGACATTTACCGTGCATTAACGAAACAAATGAGGTTGTTCATAATAACCTACTAAAAATGTAATTAATTCATCTCTCTTATATAAGAATAAATAACAACCGGTTTTCGAACATTTGCTGCTCATAGCCGCTGAACATTCACGCATTACTTGTTTATGTCGAAATGGTGTTTTTTTAATATTATTATTCGCATCTTCTAACAATGATAATAATGTATTCTTAGGATTACTATCATTGGATAATCCGATTCTCTCATATACCGCATCTAATATGCCAATGAAATCATCTCGATTCATATTGGGACGTTGATAACGCGCACTCGCACTGAACAGCGATGGAAAACGAACCATCCAATGATTGACAATATCTTCAATAATGCTGCGTTTATCTGTGTTTCCGCCCATATATAAATCGGGCACAACAACGGATTTGTTTAAGGTTTGAAACAAATCAATCAGATATCTGTCAGGAGCATCTACCGTTAAACTTACCAAAATAAACCGAGACCCATTGTATAACCAATCCGCATTGGAATCGAATCCATAGAATCCACCAGAATTATCTAATAAATCACGCGGTTTTTTGTTTTGTTCAACTAAATAACAAATCGCGCTGTATCTGTGGATACCATCAATGACTTCTAATTTGCCAGTTTGACGATTCAAATTCATATAAAACATCGTATCCATGGGGGTTTGTGTGGCATAATAATAACGAGCAAT